TCCGATCTAAAGTAATTTTTAACGCATCAGTCGATATGGCGGTGTAACTGACCGACGCCGAGGAAAGGGTTAATACGTTATTCGCTACTGTTAACGAAGATACCCCGAGATAAGAAAGAGATGCGCTCGATCGAGTCAATTCAGTTAAGGTCGAGGATGACTTCCCCAAATAAGATACAGAGGCACTAGAAAGAGTCAGCATATCCGCAGGAACAGAGGCAGAGGAAATCCCTAGGTAGGAAACGGAGTTGCTTGAATAAATGACGTTATTATTACTGCCGGTAACAGCCGTTAAAATACCGTTATTGACTGATAAAGATCCGATACCTCCGGAAGCACTCCCGGTAGTCCCTCCTCCCACTCCTCCACAGACGCCGTTGAAGTTGATTTGAACATCCCCTGAATTCCCGCAAGGAATAGCACTAGAAGAAATTCCGACATAAGAAACGGAGGCACTTGAATAAACGGTTCCGGCTGAGACGGTCTGGGTGGTTAAAGCTACGTTTGACCCGCTTCTTAAGGACCCGAAGCGATCAGCGAAAGCAACGCTTGGAAGAAGTAGGGCTAACCATAAAGCTTTTCTCACTGGATAATCCCGGCACCCTGTAAAGAGGCGATTAAAGAGCCCAGAACGTCTGCTAGCTCGTCTAAAGAGGTGTCATTAGCATCGTAGGATCTTAAGGTCGTTACGTTCGCAGGCGTGTAAACATCTGGCGAAGTCCCCCCACTACTTGCCGCAGGTGTTCCCCAGGTTAAAGCCCCGGCCTGAACTGTTAAAACCTTTCCATTAGCCGATGAGTAGTTAGGGAGCATCATTCCAGCTACGATATTGACGTTCTCTCTTGGCTCTTTAATCTTCTCTTCTAGCTCCTTGATCTTTTTCTTTAGCTCCTCGATCTGGTTAATTTCATCTTTTGGTTTCTCTTTTTCTTTCGGAGGGGCTAATTGAATAACCTTTTTCTCGATGATCTTCTCGATGACTTTCTGAACAGGCGGGTTTCTTAAGATCTCATTCTTAACGATGTTGAGGACGTCTTGAGGCGTGAGGGCTTGGATTTCTTCTTTGGTGAGGTCGTCAAATATGTCGAGGGCTTTGAAAATAGACCGAATAGCCTTTTCATCAGAGAGGGTATCGAATATATCCTCACTTAAAGCGTCGAAGATGTCGAACTTACTTTCTGGCTTTAGGAATGTCGTAGCCATCATCTTTGGCCATTTTGCGAGCTAGATTTTTGTCACCACCTGCTTTGTCGAGGTATTCCTGGGCTTTCTCTTTATTCAACATGGTTCGAGCGATAGCGGGTGCCGTAGCTTTAACAATATTCGGCAAAGCCGTGAAAACGTCTTGAGTTGCTCTAGCTCCTGCGCCCATCCCACGTCGCATAAGACCTTCCGTAAGACCAATAGTAGCCGCTGCTTGCGTTGGTTGCCCCGCCGCTAATTGAGCCCCTCCTGCAATAACAGAATAAGGGCTAATTACTTTATTGCCCATTTGAGCCGCTAATTCATTGTTAAGTCCTTTTTGCATTAATTCAGCAGCGTTATAAAATTTTTGATCGGCTAAGTATTGAGCGAATTCTTCTGGACTAATAAATTTCTTGACTGCTGACCTCACTGTGTTAGCTAAATTATTCACGACAGTTTTATTGTCTAACTGAGAAGTCGCATCTGCCAGGAAATTCAGTTTTTTGCCCAGGCGATTTTTATAGTAATTCAAATCCTTGGCAAATAACTTATTGGATGGCTTAGTGGACTGCTGTGCAATCAAGTCGGCAACATCATTTTGCACCTCATCTATAGCTTTATGAACTCCAGCCATATTCCCTTCACGACCGATTCCCTTGGTTATCTGACCGCGTAAATTTTCAAGATTGGTCCATGTTTCTTGAGCTTCTAGCGGAACGTCTTTAATCTTTTTACTAATCCTTCCACCCGATTTTGTGGCGATGCCCTTCGCTCTTTCCATCATAGTTTCTGGACTCCCACTATAAGGAATGACGCCCTCTTCTAAAGCTGTCGTTGCCGCTTTTGTCGCTTGACCTCGCGCAAAAGGAGTTTTAAGGAAAGACTTTTGAAAACCTAACGCCCGTCTCGCCATCGGCACGGCTGGTCCGACAACGCCTTCTGTCTGAACAGGAGTTGCCATAGCTGAAACGATATCCGGTGTCATCTGGGTTAAAGTCCCGAGTCCTGCGGCAACCCTAGGAGAGACTGGTAAACCTTCTCTGGCAAATAGGGGGCGAATTCCTTCTCTAGATAAATTCTCTGTAACCGCTTCTCCGGATTTATTGAATAACCGTCCCGCCCCTTCCATGGCTGTTTGACCTAACCCCATCGCTCCTCCGGAGGCAGTTTTAGCGAATTCACCCATAAGAGGAATTGAGGAAGCAATCCTTCCTGGAATCGATCCGACATCGGCAACCATTTTCGCAGCAGGAGCCATAGATCCAAAGGCTCCTTCATAATCTGGACCTGGTTGAACAGGGGGTTGATCCGCGAATCCGTCCGGAGGCCCACTTACTTCATCTTCGAAACCGTCTGGGGGCATGGAAGAATTAATCATTGTTGAACTCCCTGCTGTTGAGCGAGCCATGCTCGATTTGCCGGAGTATCTTTAATAGGTCTTCCTTGCCAAGTTAAACCACCCGGGGTCTGTTGGCCTTGCATCGCCCCTAACATAGGACCTGCCATAGCTTTCAAACCTCGAATAGCTGTTTCACGATTAATTCTTTTCTGTTCGCGCACATTAGGCTTGTCTCCTATCTGATCAAAATATTGCTTATTTCCAGATTCCATTTCCTGTTGAGAAATCATCATGCCGGATTCTTTTCTTAAAACTGCTGCCATAAAATTCCTTTTAGCTTGCTCAATACTTTGAATTCCTTCGCTTTGCGCTATGTTTGGCAAGAAAGATTGACCTCCTTCTGAAATGCTAGTGGGATCAATGCCTTTTTGCAATAAATTTTCGAATTGTTGATTCGCTTCGGCTGCTCGCGTACCGAACAGTCCGGCGTTCATCTGTCCCTCAGAAGGTGTCTTAGGCTGAAGCATTCCCCCGCCTGGAACCTGTCCTACTACTGTCTTTGTTGGATCTTTGGTTCCATAGAAAATAGGTTTCCCGGTCGCGTCTAGACCACCCATCATAAAAGTCCCTTCAGGAGCCATGCTCTTTTTCATTTCCATCCACTGATCAAGAGTAATTTCACCTTTATTATATTTGTCGGCCAACACCGCCTCGAAAGATCCGGGCTCTTTATCTTTTTTCATGTCGCTAAATAGTTTTTTGCTTTCACCGAACTTCTTAGCCTGACCTAAATTCCAAGATCCGGCTTCCAGAGGCAACCCGAGATTTGCCAATTGAGGCCCAATATTCGGCATAGGTTGAGGTCCGGCAACCGGATAAGAAGGCCCTTGAACTTGCGTTGCCTCTCCGATATCCATCCGGGTCGGTCTTAATTTCCCCCCACCCTGAAAATTCCTGAATTGCTCGATAAAGTTCGGCTTAACACCTTGATTAGCCATCTGCTGTTGAGGAGGGAGTCCCATCATGCTTTGGTTCACCTGAGGGCCTCCAAAAGAAGGCATAGGAGTCGGAGGCGTAACCTGCTCGACCATATCGAAAGATGAGACAGGCTGAGAGAGCGCATTACCACTTAAAAGTTGAAATAAGTTTTGCCCTTCTACTCCAGCCTCTTGAGCCTTCCTCTGCGCCTCCGCTAATTGGAGTTGGTAAAGATCGTTCTTTTGTTTTCTCTCTGCCTCTAGGCTTTTAGCCTGAACCAAAGACGAAAGTCCAGAAGCGATAGGATTCATCACCGACTCAGCAAAATCAGGACGTTGTAAATTCTGTTGCCCTTGCTGAAATGTTTGCCCGTAGGCTCCTTCGTTAAAATTTAATGGCATCTTAATTCTCCTTTAACGCAAATAATCAAATCCAGATCCAAGACCAGATCCGATTTGATATCCGGCTCCAGCTCCTGCGGCACCGCCAAAACTTCCAATACCCGCGCCTAAAAGTCCACCCGCTAGTTGACCCCAAGGAGATCCTTGTCTTTGTCTTGGTTGGCTTGATAGAAATTGAAGGTAATCGTTTTTTTGCCGATTGTAATCAGCCCCTTGATCGGCTCGACTAGTTAAATAATCAAGATAAGCATCGCTCCTCTGCTGACCATAGTCCTGTTGGCCAAAAGATCGATTCCGTTGCGCCTCATAATCGCTCCGCGCCGCCGCCTTATTCCCTCCGTACTGTTGAGAGCTAAGCCCGGCTAAAAATTGACCTCTCTGGTCTTGAATCTTACCCAGGGCATCGGTCATGGCATAATCTAAAGCGGAAGAGTTTTGAAGTCCGGCCCGAGTGTATTGAGAAAGAATATTCTCCCTTTCCCGACCAAAAGCCTTCGTATCGTAAGCGGCTAATTCGCCTTCTAGCCCACCTCGAAAAGCCTTATCCTGAATATTCTGATACTCAGGAAGCTGTTGGACAAAGGCATTCACCTCATAAGGAGTAACCTCCCCGGAGGCAAGCATCCTTCCAAAGTAATCGGCTTCTTCTTTAGAGGCTCCCCGAGAGAGAAGCTGTTGAAAAGTGTCATTAATCTGTCCTGAAAACCCTCCGGCCTTTTTAGCTAGGTTTGCGGGAGATTTTTCTTCTGCTTTAGCCAATTCAGCGACATAAGCATTCCCCGTATCCGGATTATCGGCATAGCGTGGCCTGATCTGGGCCACTTCCCCAGGTGTTAAATCTCTTCCTAAATACTGTTGACCAGCTTGGTAGATCTGGTAGTCCTTCATGTTTTCGTTAAGCTGACTCGTGAAAGGACTTAACGCATTAAACATAGGCCCAGACATTCCCGCTAATTGATTCCCAGACTGCGTTACTTGAGGAAGAAACTTGCTCGTTATATTTAAATAATTAGTTTGAGAAAGTTTCCCTGCATTCAACTGACCCTTAAGATCCTTCATGATATTAGCGGCTTCTGCGATCCAGTTATATCCTGGGGAATCGTTCAGTCGTTTGATGTAAGCGTCAGCAGTCGGATCTCCACTGTAAGGGACGTTCGCCGGAGCATTAGGGTTCGGCCCTGTTTTTCCGGCTCCAAATGATTTTCCAATCGCAGAACCACCTATCCCGCCAGCGATACCGCCAACAATACCGCCGAGTGAACCACCAGCAAGCCCGCCAGATCCAGCTCCTATTTCTGATTCATAAGCCATAGAATGTCTCCTTTAAATTATTTCGGCACCCAAGATTTGTCCGTAAAGTCTATTTGCGCCCCGAACATTTCCCAATCCTGGTCAGCCGCGTTATTTCCAAACTTCAAATTGATGGTCTTCCCCGTCTTTCCTAAAGGCAGGTTCACATTCTTCTGGATGAAGGCAGAGGTTGCGCTTCCTAGATTCACGTTGTAGGACGTCGATGTGGAACCGTCTATGGTGTAGGTGAGAGTCATGGTCGAGTTCACGACTTTAGACTGAACACTAGAAAGTCGCTTGTAGTCTTTGTCTAGGAAAGGGCTCGTCCCGAAAAAGTCTTTAGATTTCCAGTAGGAGTTAATTGCTACGCCAGCATCAGAGGTGTTATCTCCGTACTTGTAAATTAATCCTGCGGCGACCGAGCCAAAGTAAAGGAATTGACTCCGGATCAGCATCCCCCCGGTCCCTATGTCGTAGATATACCAACCAGGGTTCACGAGGTCGAATTTAAGAATTTTGTTATTAGTAGTGGCCCCCGTTCCTGAAGCGACACTCCACCAATTCGCATTATCGTGATAGATGGCATAGGTTTTGTCTGAGGCTGAGCCTTCAAACCAATTAAACGTAAACGAATTCATAATTGGATTTTGGCTAATTGAAGTTACCGAGAAAGAAGAGGCGGCTTGAAAATAGGGGTTCGTGCTAACCGTAGGGATAGAATTCGCCGTCGTTAATGTCCAAGAAGGGGAAGTAGCCGTGGCATAAAATACTCCGGTCGAAGATCGAACGAAGTAAGTATTTGACCCGCCGTTTAATTGGTTATCGACGTTAAAGACATCCCATGCGGTTAAACTCGACGCATTATGGACGGGCGAATATAAAACGCCACTCGGCCTTATCCGACTAGATACATTAATGACATAGTCAGTAATAACAGGTGATGTCGATATGTCCGTTGTCGTAAAGCTTGAGATGTACCGAATATATTGCTGTACGCTTGAGGCTGGAGGCGATCCGGTTGAAACGACTAAAGAAGTAGTCCACGGGCCATTTGTCGAAGAAGCTGTTTGGGTTTGATAGGTGAGACTCGTCCCCGTAGGAATACTTCCACTTGAAATAAAGTTATCCCAACTCCAAACCCACGACATTGTTGAAAATCCGTTGTCAAAAGTTTGTGAAACAATATTTCCAGAAGGGTTAAATCTTTTTCCGTATAAAACAAATTCAGAAGGGGCTCCGTCTGATCCACTTCCAACAACTTTTGTCATAGACGTATTATCAATCCCGTAATACCAAGCCAAAGCCCCTCCACTAGAACCATAGTCAAGTTGAAGCCAATAAGTTGCCCCAGAATTTAAGTAGGTTTGATTAAAGTTTACTCGCACCGTAGTCGAAGATCCGAAAATTGGGAATGAACTCGAACAGACGGCAAATGTAGAAACATTAGCGATAGCGATGGAAGTTGAAATCAACGTCGTCCCAGGACTTTGGGAAGAATTGCTTTTAAGATTAACAGTAAGAATAGAATCCGCTGCGTTAACTCGACAAAGTGGAAAAGTAACAGACGTAATATATATGCCTGTATTAAGATAAAAAGCCTGACTCGCAAAATTTGGTGGAATGGTAGAAGCAGATCCCGCTTGAGGTGTCGTTGACTGTAAGATAGGCCCAATGTTTGTCGCTGTACTAAGTGTAAGCGATCCATTCAATGTTATAGTTGAAAGTGTTGTTAATGTCCCTGCCGCGAAATTAGCCGAAGACGTATCCACAAAAGGCGGCAAAGCAGTCGAAGTCCCTAAAACAACCGAGCCGGGAAGTAAACCTGTATCCAAATATCCCATAGGAGTAATTGAAGACGCATTCCAATCCGACTGACTTGTTTGCGTCCAAGAGTTAGAAGTCCTCCCTTGAGTCTCCGCAATCGTAGCCTGAATATTCGTCGAGAGCTTGACGAGATTCGACCCGTCCCATCCGTAGAAGTGTCCATCATTCCCCTGGAAATAGAGAATGTCGTCCCTAAAAATTGAGGTGTTAAATAGACTCCCCACAAAGGAATTGACGGTTACTACCCTCCAGTCGGCCTTAGTCTGACCTTCCATGATGTAGCCAAAGGAAGAGTCTTTGAACCAATACACGCGCCCATGAGCGTAGGTAATATGTTTGATTCCTGAGCCTGGAGCTGTAATCGTGAACTGAATCGGATCTGTGGGATCTCCCCCTACCTGCCAAGTCGAGAAATCATTCGCTTTAGAAAACCAAACCAGGTTTGTGTTAGAGGAAAATCCGGCTTGGACAAGCCTCTCCGGGGTAATAGCAAGCATTGTACCAGTCGAGGTAAAGCCTGAAAGAAGGGTATAGGTCGAGGAGTTGACCTTGATTATGTCGTCTCTGGAAGTATTCGCACAGTAAGCGAATCCAGCAGAGTCAACACACTGATAAGTGGCCCCATTAGATCCTGTGCTGAAGAAGACGCTCGGGCTCCCTCCAGAAACGGAAACGTTCATGTTCCGATCATTAAAAAATAGAGAAACATCAGCCCCGTTAGTATCGTAGAAGTTATAGACACCGTGAACGGGGGAAGTGGCGTTAGAAAGGGTAAAGGCTAGTCCGTATCCAGCTCGTTTTTTAATGGATTTTCCACTATCCGTCAAATCTACGTTGAGCAAGTCCTGAGCTTGTGTTGCACTAATTACATAACTCGACTCGGAGTTATTCAAACCCCCAGTAAAGGGGCCAAATACTTCGGAACCGTCAGCGGCGTAAACGCTAGCGGCTAGAAGTAAACTACCAAGTGCCGAGCGGATTCGATTTGCTGTAAACGTAGACCCCTCCTAAACGGCCACCCTGTTTTTGATATTTGATGTTTCTCGGAACATAAGGAGAATCGAACTGACTGTTAATCCTCATGATCTGCTTCTCGTATTCCCCCGGCTTAGAAATCATCCCACTTCTATGAAACTGAGATTTAGCCAAAGCTTCTGGCGTCCCGTCATCAAGCCAGCACTGAGCAACAACCCAATGAACGATTGCCATATGATAAGGGACGAGCTGGTTATTTGAATCGAAGGGAATATCTGCTGGTACTGAAATGTCTGCTGGCTTTCTAATCTCGGTAACCGTTAAAGCACTGGCAAAAGCCGCGTTAGAATCAGGAGCCGGAACCAAGTTTAAGGTCTGATCCGATCCCTTGTAATACCAAGTCTTCGGCTCACCAGGGTCCCAATTTCTCCAGTCCGGGTAAGTAAAGTCTAGGTCGAATATATCCATCCCTTCTAAAGGGAATTGATCTCCGTTGGTTCTAGTTATCACCACTTCCCAGATATCCAACGTGTTCGCATTTAAGATAACCGCCGAGACATTCGCTGTGGGAGTTAAGGATTCATCTGTTTTCAAAGCATCCGTGTAGCCCATGACTTCGGTCTGAGCCAAGTTAATCCGAGTTGTTAAAATATCTGCCCCCCATCTCTGGTTGGCAGGGTCGTTCAAAAGTCTGCCTATTTCGCTTTGCAAACCCGCTAAATTCATAGAGACTCCTTTTTTATTCTCTTTAAGAAGGTCAAATATTGTTGAGAAACGATGTCCATATTGAAACTCCCATGAACTTCATGGTAAGCGTTTTCCCCGATCCTTTTTCTTTCCGACTCGCTTTGAATTAAAGACTTAAGCCTCTCGTACCAATCTTTTTGTGAGTTGCAGAGGTATCCGGAAATCCCGTTGACTACGCATTCTTGAAAGGGTTTAACCTTACTCATCACGCAAGGATTTTTAAGGACTGAATATTCTAACCAGCGAAGGTTTGATTTAGCCCGGTTGAGATTGTTATCCCTCAAGGGAGCCAGCCCTATATCGCTCTCTAACCCTTTCATCATGCCGGGGTATTGGGGAAGGGGGAGCCACTTATTTACAAATAAAAATCTTTCATGGCTCACATCCGAGTAAGACTCAAACCTTAAAGGGAAAACGACTTCTACGTTCGGGAATTCATCGAGCAAAGCCAGGAGGGGCTTTTTAATAATCTCGACATCTGCGTTGTGGTTCCCGCAACCGTTGTAGGTAAGTCTGACCACCCCTTCTTTCTTTTTGTGGATGACTTCAAAAGGCTTGGCTTCCTGCCAAAGTTTAAAGTCGATAGAGTTAGGAATGACGTTGATCGGCTTATCAGGGAAAAGTTCGTTTAACCCTTCTTTTAAAAAGTTTGTCGAGACGATAAGTTGGTCTGAAAGCTCAATCTGTTTATAAGCGACCCACTCCGCGTCGGAGTTCGGATGGTAAGGGCCGGAGGCTAAATTAGAACTCGGGACGTCAAAGATCCAATCGTCAATCTCGGTAATAATCGGTTTCTTGAATAAGTCTTTGATGCACTTTAAAAAGGCTATTGAATCCATGCTGTGGACGATCTGCCAGATAGAAAAGTCAGCACATTTAAGGAGTGCCTCAAATTGGTGTTGAACGTGCTTCCATCTAACCTTCCGTTCCCAATCCCCCGGTGAGCTTAAATCAGAATGATCGAAAGGCTCGTAAGCTATCTCGGCCCCTAAATCTCGCATCTTGTCGGCGTAGCCTGACATCCGGTAGTAAACGTCCCCCGGCGGCTGAGTAAACCCCATCCAAACCCTAAGAACCGACTTATCCTTTAAAATTGCCTCAAAGCCTTCGGTATCCTCTCCCCCGGCTTTAAAAAGGATCTCGGCGGCGTCTGATCCCACTGAACTTTGAGCCATCGTGAAGCTGAATTGGGCTCCGTTGAGAGTCTTGAGGTAAACCTTCGGAAAGACAGAGGTTAAAAGTTCTTTCAATTCCTGCTGGTTGTAGTATTCGTGATGGGAAAACGGTTCCTCCCAGACCTTTTCCTCAAGGTTTTTATGGGGAGTAGACCCTAAAAGGATACCGTTAGTCTTAAGAACCCTTTTCGCCTCTCTCAGGACATCCTCAGGCGAATAAACGTGGATCAAAACCTCGTTCAGAAACACTGCATCAAAGGTTTGGTCAGGGAAAGGGAGTTTATGCCCGTCGCTAAGCTGAATCTTTCTCCCTTTTTCTAGCCCTTCTTTAACACAGGATTCACTGATATCGATTCCGTATGCTTCACATCCCCTATCTTTCTCTAAAACGTCTAAGAAGTCTCCCGCGTTAGTCCCAATATCAAGCACTTTAGACCCATACGGACACTCATAAAATAAAGGCGCGAGCCGATTCCAGATCCAAGGGGAGTCGATAAGAGTTTTCCCCTCTCCAAGGACATTCCGATAACCGGAATACTCTTTAAGAAGTTCTTCTGGCTTTGTTAGTTCGGTTATGGAGTTCAATTTTTAGTTGCCCACTTAGGGTCAAAGCCCCGAAATTTAACACACATCGAATCCGGTAAAACCCGGTGCAAAACAATGGGATCTCCCGGTGCGAAGTCGATCTTCTTCCCTGCATTAACCCAATTCCTCACAAACTGCCGATCATCCGTCTCTTTGTCGTTTTCTTTCTCATAGCCTTTCGTCTCAAAGTAGGATTTCTTTTTCACTGCGACCGACGGGTTACAGTAATAATTAATATAGCCGCTTTTCTTATACTCATCCTCGTTAAACTTCTCGCCTTCAAAACTTTCCAATATTTCGTTTACATAACTAACCGAGACGTAAGGGAAGTTCACTAGCTCAGACTCAGGATTTTCCTTGAACCATTTCAAAGCTAACTCAGCCCGTTCATTAACATTCATGTCATCCGAATCACAAACAAGAATTATTTCACCTCGCGCCGCCTCAGCTCCTTTGTGTCGTGAAGGGCCAGCCCCTAAGTTCTTCTCGTTCCGAATAAGTTTTACCTTGGGATTCTCTCCTAGCCATTCCTGAAGCATTTCAAAGGTTCCGTCTGTAGACCCGTCATCTACAATCACGACTTCGATGTTCTTTTCCGTCTGAGCGAGACAGCTCTGGACTGCTTCACCAATCCAGGCGATCCGGTTATAGCTCGGCAAAACAAAACTGATAAGAGGTTTATCCATGGGGAACCTCCAAATTAAATAGATCGTAGATTTTTTGAATATAGTTTTCCCGGTTAAACCGCTGACTTAACTTAGGATCGAAATAATTTCCGTCGAGTTTCCTGATATTAAGAATCTCTTGGATAATTTTTGTCTTCGTCTCCGGCCAACGGTAGGCGTTGAGGCCCGGCCCGAACTGATCCCACTGGTTAACCTCATGATCCCCGGAAGTTTCGATGAGGTGAGTACACTCTTTAGAAATGTTGGAAATAACATAACGCCCCGCCATCATGAATTCTGCGTTAGCTAAAGGCGCGGTGTCATGCCTCACGATCCTCAGAAGGCAGGAGTTATCGTAAACATAATCTTTCCATTCTGACTTCGACAGATTTCCATAACACTTCAAGTTCGGGTAGAAGATGTCCTTTGCCCCATCCCCATAAGCCGTGAACTTAATATGGGGTAACGCTCGAACGACCGACATCGTGAAATCTTTGGCGTATTTGTCAAAGTCCGACTTCTCTGTAAGAAAGACGGATACCTTAAAATCTTTAGGGAGAGGCTTAGGCTCATAGTCGTTATAAGGCGGGATGGGGAGAATTTTTGCCTTAATCCCCAGAAGGTCTTGCAGTTCCTTCTTTGCCGCTTCGTTCTCGACAAGGTGAGTCGCCGTCAACCTTAACGCTCCCCCTAAATTCTTAAGTTCTTCGTAGGTGAATTTCCTTAGCCAATAAATATCAGCCCCGACCCAGTGAACGACTTTCTTAACTGAATCCTTAAAACTCGAAAGGATCGGCCCATGCTCATTCGTGACTTGACCCGGCTTAATATAAAACCCGATCATGTAAACGCCTTTGTATTCGTTTGGTTTGGTCACTGTATCATCACGGAAGTCCGCTTTTAAACACTTTGCAATCTCAATCCCGTGGTTAGGAGCCCCGAGACTCGTTACGACAAGTTCTCTCTCCTGAATTCCGTGTTTTGTTTTGATGTAACGAACCCGGTCTACCCAATTCCCGTGGGAATCCACAGAGAGCCCTTTAGCCCTCGGTGGTTCGGCAAGGAAGGAAACGTCGCGTTCGAGGAAGTACCCTTTAACATTATGCTTCTCAATAACCGAAAGCCAGAAATCCCAATCCTGTAAACTTTTAACATTCGTGTCCCATGGTACGACGTACTTTCTCCATAAAGGGAAACCGCAGTCAATGTAGTTCGCAATATTCAAAAGCCATTTATCAAAAGGTTTCGCCGGGTACCACCATGCGCTTGAGGAGGTGTACTGGTACCCACCATAAAGAAATCCGCAATCCTTATTCTCTTGAAGTTTGTCGACCCAGAGACGAATGATCCCCGGATTCAAAATGTAGTCGCTATTCGTGAAAGAAACGATTTCTCCCCGAGAAGCTTCAAACCCCGCATTTCGCGCCGCGCAAGCCCCTCCATGTTCGATCTCGATAATCTTCCAATTATCCCTTCCCTTAGCAAAATGGTCCGCGACTTCACGGAGTTCAAGATTCGGCCCGTCGAAGACGAGAACGACTTCCAAATTGTCGTAGTTTTGGGTCTTAATACTTTTCAAACACCGCTTCAAAATATCCTGTTTGAGATCGTGAATCGGGACGATAACGGAAAATAAAGGATCGTCCTCGAAGATCGGTTTCACTATTTCTTTTTCTAAGACTGCTTGGCTCATTTCATCTCCCCTAAGATTTCTTTGACACATGAAACGACATAATTGGCATCTTCTACATTCATCGTATTGGAAAGCGGGAGACTTAACGTCTGGGACCCGATCTTCTCAGCAATAGGAAAATCTCCTTTCTTGTAACCGAGATACTTATAAGCAGGCTCTAAGTGAAGAGCCTCGTAGTGAATCCCTGTCCCTATCCCCATGTTGTATAAATCTTCTCTAACTTTTAACCTGTTCTTAACCATGATCGTATAGAGATGTTGACTATGCCCTAACTCTTTCTCCCCAAAAGCTTCCTGGTAGATATTCCAAATCTTGTTCCTCTTGTTCCTGAGTTCAGGATAGCGGCGTAGTTGGGTAAGCCCGATAGCGGCGAGGATGTCGGGGAGGTTCCCCTTCACCCCAGGATGGAGGACTTGATAGTTATTGATCGGACCCGAACTATACCGCGCCCAGGCTCCGTTTGACTGACCGTTATTAGAAAGAATCCGACACTTATCGGCCAACTCTTTACTCCGCGTCCAAATCATCCCCCCTTCCCCAGAGGTGATATTCTTATTCGCGTAGAAGCTGAAAACTGAAATATCGCTAAAGGTGCCGTGTTTCCCTGATTTAGAAAACCCGCCAAAGCTATGCGCGGCGTCTTCGATAATGGGAATGTCCGCTAACCTTTTACTCACCGATTTATTCCCTGTGTAGTTAACGGTGACGACCGTTTCTTTTCCTTTTAAATCATCAATCCAAAAATCCAACATTCCATCCTGGTTCACATCTTTAAAAACCGGTTTCCCCCCGGCCTGGAGAATAGCGTTAACCGTCGCGCAGAAAGTCAAAGGGGTTGTCAGGACATTATCGCCATGACAAATACCAACAGACTTAAGAGCAATAACAAGACCAATTGAGCATGAAGAAACGGAGATTGCATACCCACCCCCCATGTATCTTGCGAACTCTTCCTCGAATTGGCGAGCGACGCGGCCTGTCCCGATCCAACCGGAGCGCATCACATCCGTGACGGCCTGTATCTCTTCCTCCCCGATATCAGGCTGACCGAAGACGATGAAAGGTCTTTTTAAAGTTTTATTTGTTGGCATTGGCAATTAAGGGTATTGCACCAGTTATTTTTACCGCCGTAGTGCATTTTAGAGTCGTGTTGACACTCTTTACAAAGAGGCTCGGGAACCTTAACCATAGTCGGTTTCGGGGGAATTCCTTCTGCGAGAGGTTTGCCGATTTCTTCTTTTGGTTTATTTTTCGAGCCTAATGGTCTTGTCACATTGTCCTCTATAAAACATCTTGTCAGTATTTTCTGAAACCCACTTCGTTCCGTCTTCACACTTCCAAATATGTTGGTTCGTTTTGTAACCGGGATTCTTACTCATCGGTTTTACCACGAACGCTTGCTCTCTCCAGAAGATTCGATTATTCGGCTGAGCTGCGAAACATCCGTTATCAAGTTTAATGACATGAGCGCATTTATGGCCCCAATCCCCAGGGTTGTCGGACATCGCGTTCCCAAACCAATCGACGGTAAAGAGATAGGAACCGTCGTATAGCTTCTCATCCCGCAACAAAACCCGGACTTTAAGTTCCGAGAGGGCTCCGAATTCATGGACCGAGACGTTTTCACTAAAGGCATCCCATAGCTCCAGTGTCTGAAGGGTTAAATTTGGTGCTTCTTTTTTGTGAACAAAGGCGTTTAAAGGCATCCTCCAGATCACTGCGCCAGTCTCTAGAAGACAGTGAAACATGATCGCTCGTCCGGGGAGACTCGCCACCCCAAAAACTACGCAAGGGACGAACGTCCCGAAATGACTCTCCAGATTGTAAAGATACTCTGCTCTTATCCAACACTGAATCTCCGGTATGTCCTCATTTAAAAATCCCATAAAAACTTTAGGCGGGAGGCCAGGAAATTGGAGTAACCCAACCCCCCGCCATAAAGTTAGTTAGAACTGAACCAAGTCAAGATGACTCCAGCTGAAGGATTCAAAACCTTCGCCGCCATATACAGTTTGTAACCAATCATGGTTATCTGATTAAGCGGGTCCGTTTTGTCCGGGCCGGTGACGATCATAACTTTGGCGTCTTTGCCTCCGAGCTTCGATACACCATAAGCCTGACGTCCGAAGATAAGGGTCCCGTAAAGGGTCCCTCCCAACGAAGCGTAGGTGGTAGACCAAGTAGAAGCCTTTGAAGTCGCCGTAAACGCATTCGACGTTTCGTCAAACATAACACGTTCAATCGTTCCCAGGCGTCCTTTATCAAGAGCCGAGGCGCGGTTGGTGTAAGCCATCCAAGTCGGGAAAGTGCTGTCCGAGCGAACATGATCCGAAACTATCGGATCGATAATCCCACGGAAGTTTCCGTCATCAAACGGCATGGCATTCATATTCTTCAAGTGAGTCACAGCATGACGAATATGAGAGATAGCACCAATGGTTGAGAAAGCTCCGTTAGCTAAAGGAGCTGCTATTCCGTTCGTACCAGTCGGCCAATAAACAAGGTTCGCGTTTCCTTCCAGAATCGGGAAACCTTGGGAATTGACGGACGGGAACGTCGCGGAAGCCGCGTTTGCAACGCCAGTGGAAGCATCGCCTTGGAATCCGATCTGCTGACCTACGAGAGTGTCTTTCGTAAGCGCAGCTCCGTATCCAAGAGCTTTCACTGTTTCATCCACAACGGGGTTAACCGCTGTACGATCCACTTGATCCGAAATCGATTTCAGGTCCGCGTATTGAACCGGGACAGCTGAAACTTTCCGGGTTGAAACTGCCGAAGCCGCCGGGGTAGACCCGTCGCCTAAAGCGTATCCAACCGAAGGATTGAGTAGCTGATGCCAGATAATCGTGTTACCTGCGTTTTCGGGAAGAGGACGTTGTTCGCCGTACTTATCGTAGACGAGATTTGCTTCAAGACGTTCCAAAAACACCTTGTCGTAGTAATTACCGATCATGGTGGTAATAGTCGCTTGTGCTGCTAGTGTTGCCGCATCTGTCATATATTTTCACCCCCTGAGTTCTTCAAGGGAGTTACCAGTCCTTAACCGCTCCGAGTGATTCTAAGATCTTCTTCTGTTCGTCAGACGTTTTCGCGGCGTTGAATTGATTGATGACCTTCTGATCCTTTTGTTCAAAGGTCGGTCCGGTCCCTCTCGATCCATCCTGCGGCGGCTTCGTCGGAAGTTGATTTGTCGAATCATCGTTTTTTTCGACTGATCCCCCTTGTAGGTATCTCCGAGCCAATCTTCGCTGCGCTTCATTAAAAGCGTAGGAATATGGCATCGGTTCGAGAGTGAAGGCTTTAGGATTCTCCTCTAAGACTTTGTGCATTTCAAATTGCACTTTTTCATTAGTGAAGAGCGGATCATTCATGAGTTCGCGTATCTCAGAGTTTCGCATTGTTTCCTTCGACAATTCCGCGTATCGAGCATCATTCTGGGCTTGGATTCTTCTCATCTTCATATCACTCACTTCATCGGCGAGATCGAGGACTTTGCGAAAGTCTTCTTTATCCCACCCGCGACGAGACGCTTCCTGTTCCAGTATTTTCTCTCGATCCATCGGATATTGAGGAGGGTAATAAGGCGGGGGAGCGAACTGAGGTTGCATTTGTGGCTGAAACGTCGGCTGAGGTTGCCACTGCGGAGCAGTAGTTTCCTTTACCTTATTTTCATAAGCATTTCCATGCAGCTTCTTTTCTAACTCCCTGAGCGATCTAAGCGCGCTATCCCCATCTTTTAGACCCTTCTTTTTAGCCCACTCTCTAATCTCAACATCAATGTTTTGCTTATCCGCTTTTTCAGCTGGGGCATCTTCTTTGATGTCTTTAGACACCGCTTGTGTGCCATTATCGGCTACGGCGGCATTCTTGTCCGAAGTCTGACTGGGAGTCACTTCGGGAGACTGGGCCGATTTAACTACGTCGGATTTCTGCTGCTTAGATTGGCTTTTAGCCGCTTCAATCTGAGCAAGCATCTTGTCCGATTCAAGTTCTTTCGGTTGTCCGTCCATTTTTTTACCTCCATTTTGGCCGCCCCTTCCCATGGGGTTGTGACCATATTTGTTCTACGTGATGTTCTACTTAAACAAGTAGTATCCTCTAACTATGAGAAAAACAACTTGCCGTTGCGGAAACATCGCTCGTACAAATCAAAGAAATTGTTTGGAATGTCATCGTAGCTACCTTAAGTTCTGGCGTAAAAAACATCCCATAACTCCTATTCAAAAATTCAAAATGAATTGCCGGGCTTATACTCATGTTTATGTTAAGCGCGGCTTACTTAAAAAACTTTCCTGTGAATCCTGTGGCCTACCCAATTCTCAGGCTCACCATCCAGACTATTCAAAACCACTCCTCGTTGTCTGGCTATGCGCACCTTGCCATCAAAATCACCATAAAGAACTTAAATCCAACAAAAAAGGAGCTACCCACCCGTTTCAGGATGAATAGCCCCTTAGAAAGCTATGTTGGTCGGTGGTTCTAGGAACCTAAAGGGGTAATTACTCCCACCCGTAAATTGTTAGTTGTATGAAAAAACTACTTCTGCTCCTCCTAAGTAGTTGAATACCATCAACATCATAAATGGAGCCTGAATTAGACTTCGTTTATAATTTGATCCAAAATCCTTTTGATCTTCCGGATACATGAAATCGTCCCCTTAACCTGACCTGACTTGAATTCCACCGGACCCGAGTCATCCCACGAAAGAAAGTCCATAACCGCTGTCGATTCAATCTGATCCAAAGCTTTTGCGAAATCCTTCCACGCCCACATCTCCATCATCTGCTTGTAGGCGTTAGCTCTTTCAGTCTTCTCGTTCACGGGTTAATCCCTAAAGCCGCGAGAATTTTCCTAGTCGCTTCCGTGACCGCCATATCGCAGATATCGTTATCGATGATAACCCGGCTAACCGCCTCAGCCGCTGCCGGATAGGTCAATTCGATCTTCTGAACCGTGTAAAAAGGATCTAAAGACATTAGCCTACGGGCATCCCGGCCATATCAGAAGGCTTCACCCCAGGGCCTGTAGCAGGCATAGCAGGCAAAGGCATTCCCGCAGCCTGAGGACCGCCTATCGGACCACCGGGATTCCCGGTCATTGGATTTTCTCCCGGCATTCCCGGTATTCCTTGACCCAACGACTGCTTAAACTGGTTCCACTTAACCATTTCCTCGGGGCTGAAAACGACTGAATCCGCATCCGGGAACCCCATCTCAATCCATTCCTTCCTCGCCATGTCCCATTTCTTGAACCAAGGCTCCATCATCCATTGAGCAGAGAACCTTTCCATCTGGGCAAGCTTAACCCCTTTATTCTCCATCGTAAGAACACCCAGAGGAACCAAGCTAGCTACTTTCTCTAAATCCTCTGGACTGATTAACTCAAAGTCTTTGGATTGAACAGGGCCTAAAATCTCATCGATTTCTTTATACGATTTGAATTGGTAGATCCGCTGGTAATACTTCTTCATGGCATCGCCTAGCCCACAGACTTCAAGGACCCGAGCGTAAAGCATGAACCTCTCAGTAGCGACCTGCTTGTTAAGTAGCTGACCCCGGAACGTACTCCCCCCGGCGTCTTGTGAACCGCCTTCGATGCCTAAAGTAGCTTTAACAGCCCCTGAAGTCTCAGCCGACTCTTGGTCGATCTGCTGTGTCGCCATCCACACGCTTTTAGCTTGGTCAGGGAATTCCACGGTCTGCATAGCTTTCCGAACATCATCAATCCCTTCAAACGTCCAAATAGCTCCTGGGCTAGACTCAATCCTCTTCCACTCGTTCGCCGGGACCTTATCCTTTAGGACCGCCACAATCTTATTCATCGTGATATTGATGTTGTCGATATTGAGGTTCCGGATCTCGTTCTTCTCCACCTGTAAACCAGCGAGAAGCTCTCCCACGCCAATTCCATAGAACTGTCCTGGGACCCGAATGTAATTCCCCCTCACGTAAGGTGGCTCCGCATCTCTCCAAGGGCTTATCCGTTTTCTAACAACGTAGTGATTATCCACAACCCAGATCCAACCAGGGACAGTATCGTATTTCTTTTTAGCGTCGTTTCTTAATTCAGGATCAATAAACCAGGTGGGAATAGGGCCATAATACTTGAGGATTTCGTGAGGCATATCCGGTTCTAGATTAAAGCTTTGGATATCGTAGTCGAGGAAGGCTAAGCGTCTCACCTGCTTTTCAGGATCGTCTATGGCCCTCGACCTGCCACTACTCCCCATCAAAAGATCTGCCGGGATGTTGAGTCTGTAGTAGGGGTCGGGGTCTAGGGACCCGTCAATTAACTCTTTGTTGGTGATGAGGCCTTTCTCAATGCACCAGTAATCCTTTCCAAAATCTTCTGTGTAGGGTTGCGGGTAGATATCGTAAAGGTCACAAGCTTTAAACGTCGCGTAGTCTTTAACCAAAACATTCTTCGGAGTAAACCGTTCTAAGTCCACCGTCTTCCCAAACTTAGAAAGCATTTGATCCATCATGGAAGGCTTGCGTCGTTCTTTAACCATGACTTCCTCGGTCTGCTTGAGATATTCCACCTTCCCTACCGAGGTCCCTAAAAGAGTTAACCCTCTTAAGAAATCCGTCCAATGGGCTTTGAATTTGGACTTCTCGAAGTCGTAGGACACGATCTTGTTGTGCTTATGAATCTTCTCGTCAAGGTCAGGACGACCTCTAGACTGCCATTCGATAGGCACATCCGGCCCCATGATCGCCCCATGCATATTCGCCACGATCACTTCAACCGACCGGGTAATTAAAGGCATATAGGTCGTGGATTGCCAGGACTGTTTATTGGTTGAGTTGTAGACCTGCTTGTAATCAAGCCAAGCCTGATCCCAAACCATTCTTCGAGGTCTACGCCAATCCTCCGAGGCCCTCTGCCGATTAGCGACCATCGAGGCTATTTCCATGTCGATAAGAGAGTCCAAGGGCGCGGTAAGGATCTCTTCCTTAGACCTCCCCAGCCTATCCTGGTTCTGTTCGGAAGCCGCTGGGGTGACATCCGGATAGACCTCTTCCATTAAAGCTGCTTTAGCTTGTGGGTCTTCGTATGGCATTTAGTAAGGGTGTTTGAGTAAGTCCGGCTCGTTAAGGATCGTGTCCTCATTCGGATAAGCTGTTGATCCGGCCTCTCCAGAGTTAACGACTTTCTTGGACTTACCCCGCGAGAAATGCTCGTAAGTAATCCCTTTATCTGTCTCAGCCAGAGCCTTTTTGATGTCTCCTCCAAGCTCTTTCTGATTCGGACTCTCCGGCATGATTAAATTATCTACATCGGGTTGGTTGTACTTTTTCATAAGTTCTCCTCAATTGGAAATTGAATTAAAATCTTCCTAATCCTTCGCTCATGCTCTTTAATCGCTTTAAAGAAACGATCCATGGCTTCTTGTTTAATAACTTTCTCATCCATAACTCTTCCTCGGCACGTGCGGGGGTAACGGTTGTGAAATCTTAGGGTCTTCCATGAGCAAATAGCGCAAGGCATCAGGGAAGTCCTTATAGGCGTCCTGAACCTTGCCAGACTCCGGGTCCCTCGCCCATCTGGTTAGGCTCTTAATCAGGTTCGTGCATTTGGGGTCGATAAAGAGTCGAGGTTGGTTGAGCGTGTTCACTTCCCGCTTGGTATCGTAACTAAGGTACTGCCGGACTTTAAGGATACCTGTTTCAATTTCTTCCTCAGCTTTATAACTAGGAAGAAAGTATAGCCCTGTCTCCGATTGAAACTCCTCACGGAGTGTACGCCGATTAACGACACCTGAGACTTCGGCAAAATGACGGTCAATGATTCTTTTTGAGACGTTCCATCCCGCTTCTTTGTCTTTGAAAATCTTTCCATAGTCCCTCACGGAGAGCTGGCAATTGTGCATCTTGTAAAAGTCATCGTTCGGCCACTCATCGATAATGTAAATATCCCCTCTTGAGTCCGGCATCCCCCAGATACAGGCAAAGGGCTTATCTGAGTGAGGGTCCACCGCTTGCCAAACCTGAGCCCCGGCGGTGGATTTGATCGACTGCTTAAGCACATGGATTTGAGAATCGAACTGCTTAAAAATGAGCCCTCTCAAATACATAGCCTTCCCATGAGCCCTTGCTTCTATCTCATCTTGTGGCCAATTCGTCATCATCTTGACAATGTTTTCATGTTCAAGATGACCACGAATCCCGTGAGTCTTACAGGCATCCTCGATATCAGCGTAGACGATCTGGTTTGGGATATTCGGGACCACCTGATCGTAGAACCACGCGGCGTGAGTGAGAGGGGTCATTACTACCAAAAGCATTCCACCAAGCCTTAAACGGCCAATGCAGGCGTTGTAGATAGACTGTGGAGGTGGTTCGTCCATGACAATCAAGCCGAGTGTCCCTCCCTCGAACTGCTTAACGTCTTGGTCAAAGGTAAGGACGTCAACGACCCAATCTCCGGCTTTGTATTGGCTGAAGTAGTTTTTAGAGGCTTTCTCCGCGACCCACTGACCCTGTGGCCACCACTTCTTGACTTCTTGATGGAAGGGACCGATATCTTTGACCAGCTCTGGATCGGTAATGTATCTGATCCTCTTCGGATAAGGCCAAGCTTTGAATATGCCTTGATTAAAGAAGCTGTTCCTCCCGGGCCATATGAGATTGGCCATGAGGTTAACCACTGTTGCAGTCTTCGAGACTCCGTTGGCCGCTGAAAATACGAGAGGATAGTCTTTACATGCGGAGAATAGCTTAACGAACTCTTCCGCTTTAGCATTAGGCTCAAAGAACTCAAACGCTTCATTCTTTCGCCTCCACTGTAGTTCCCTCTCTAAGAGAGTCAAGCTCTGCTCGAAGAGCTGTAATCGTTTGGATGAGAGCGTCTGTTGAAGGTCTATTGTCATCGTTGTGTTGGGTGATATCAATACTTTGCTGAGCTTTCCCTTCTCCGAATTCGGCAAGCCTTAAAGCTGCTTCCATCCTGTCTGAGGTTCTTTCTTTAGGGTCGAGTGCGATCTTAGCCCAGAACTCTGGTAAATCGATTCGAGCTGCAACTTCTTTACAGCTCATGCGAAACCAATTAGCAGGTCTACCTGGACTTCCAGCGTTTCCTAATTTCCCCCCTCTGGGATTTGTAATCTCACCTTTCTTGAATGGCATTATTGTTATCTCTTGAAAGTAATTGAATATAAAGCATATTACTCATTGCTTCGTTCCGGTAAGTCGGCTATTAAAGAAACTCTGGAAATCTGTTGATCCCTTATCGCTTTCCCTGTCCACATATAAGCTTCTTCGAGGGCGGTCATAAGGAGGCTTTTAGGGCGGGAATCTTTAAGTGTCTTATTAGCGAATACTTCAATAGAGGTGAATAGGTTCTTAAACTCTGCCTGAGCCAGAATAGACTCTGGATCGTATTGAACGTAATCAAATCGACTCATCGGGTTCCTGGGTATTGAGTGCGTGTCTTTCGATTTCTACTTCTTTGTGTTTGTCGTGGAAGGAATTAGAAACCGATCTGCTTTGAATTGCTTTGGCTTTAGGTGGGGATACTTGGACATCTAAAAGACCCATTCCTGTCATTGGGGGGCCTTTCTTGACCATCATCTTTTCTTTTGGGAAGCGTTTAACTTCTCCGAGCTTCATGCCTTTGGTGATATCGTCCATAAGCCTCCACAAAAAAATAGCCCTCCTGAAACATGAAGTTCCAGCAGAGCTGAATAGTCTTTAACCCTCTTTTGTATCGCGTTTTCCGTCGGAAATCCTCCAAACGAAGTCTACTACGCGATTAAAGATTAGGTTTTAATCTTTTGGATGTAAAGAACTTTTAGCGTGAACCTAAAATATTTTCTGATTGCTTAAGTCGGGCAAGTTCAATCTTAAGTCCTTGCCGGATAAGTTTTTCGTCTACAGCGAAGTCGTTTAACTTTCTTTCCTTGCGGAGCCGAAGGGCTTGATACTTTTTTGGCCCAAGCTTCTTAATCATAAAGTCTACGTGGTCATCGTGGTTCATGTCGAAGTATTGGTGGCATCCCCGGCAAAGAGCGGCACTATTTTCAAAGTCCCATCGGAGTCTTTTGTTGCCACGGGTAATGAAATGAGCAACGTCGAAGATATGTCTCTGATTAGAAAAGTCTCTTAAGCAACGCTCGCATTGCCACTTGGCCCGAATACGGACGATATCGCTAAACAAAGAGTCAGTTGTATTCCGCTTAATCCCTCGGAACATTTACTTTTACTATCTTAATCCCGCAGGTTTGGGTAGATCCATGAAAATTAGCTATCGACTCATGCCGCCACATTTCCTGTTCGGCGAATCGGGCTCCGTATTGGGAGTAGATGTGATGCAAGGCGTCTTCCCTAGAGCAAGGCTCCTCGGGGGAGAATTTCTTAACGAGCGCGTAAGCGTATTTCATGTTTTATACCAACCTCTCGATTATAAAAGACAGGATTGAAAGTCCCCATCCGTGAACGACTCGCAAGTGGTATTTCAGCTCTTCTCGGGTATTTAATTTAGCGGGACAAGCGACCACGGGGCAGATCATCGCACGCACTCATACTGGATATAAAGATACTGCGAACTTAAAGCAACCGCGCCTTGATTCACAGGCATGATAACGCTTCCTTCCGATTGAGTCCCTTCGTTAATGATTCTATAGTCCCCTCCGCAAGAGTCATGCATCTGTTTATAGGCGTTTTCTCTTCGAGCTTCCTTAACGAATCGATAGCCGTCGTTCAAGTATTTAACAGTCCCGAATCGGCTTTTCTCATTAAGGGGGGCGTATTGAGAATTTGATTGGCCGCCGGGGCGAACGACCATCGAGGAGCCCGTCATACAGCCTGAGAGTAGGGCGCAAGCCAGGACGAAAGATAAGAGCCTCATAGCGCGTTTCCATTAGGGAATAGACGGTCGAAGAGTTTGGGGGACACCTGCTTGTGTTCTATCTTCTGAACGCTTAAAACTTCCCCTTCAATTTCAGATTCTTCTATCTCGCCGTCTCGACTGACATTCTGTCCCCAGACTTTCTTTGTTTCTGTGTCGATATCGTAAATGCGTGGTGTATTGTAATGGTAGATAACGATTTGAATTATCATATTAATCGCCTCCTCTTACGGCTCCGTCTAAACCAAGTAGCTCTGCAATCGGACAAGGAACCCATTGTCCTGTAGTCGGATCAGCATGTTTGTAGATTTTCCCGGTCCCTTCACAATCCTCGCAAACTTCATGATGTTTCTTTGCAAACTTCAACAACACCTCATGTGAATTGACGGCTTGAATGATGAATTCGGCATTGTCCTCTTGTTCCGTTTCGCTTACATACCCTGTTTCAATGAGACAGATCGGCGCGGAGGGCTCGATTGACTGAATATGGAAGCAGTCGTCTTTAAACATCTCCCACGGCGTCGGTGTGTGTTGTGGTTTGGTTTTCATATTATCCAATCCTCTGCTCATAGTTTTCCGGTAGTTCCGTGATGGCGATGTTGTGGAGATAAAGCTGAGCCTGAACAACATCTCTAAACTGGTAATCCCGAATATTGACGACGGGCTCTTTCTCATTGAAGTCTAGAGTGACTTTGACTTCGATGGCTTTCCCGATCTTTTTCAACTCTCTGATTTGCTTGCTGGTCATATCAACCTCCTGTCTGCCCTCTTAGTCTATAGGACAACAATCCTATTGTCAATACCCCAAGAAATTATTCACAGGTTTGTCACATTAACTAGGTCTTTGAAAACGATACGAGTTTTCTATCTCTTTTAACCTTAAGCAGAAGGTATCGCAAGGAATTGGCCTGAACGCGATGGGCCTTGGAGCAATAAGATCTACCCTGAGACTTCTTTGCGAGGATGGGGAAGTAGCACCAATCACACTGGGTTTTTATGTTCATAGCCTAATTATAATCCTATTGCCGAGCCTGTCAAGGTTAACTTTTGGTGTAGGGCCTTTGAAAACCTCCGGCTCTAAAAGTGCAGAAAGGATTGGTACACCACTTAGGCACGGTGGGGTTGTAGGTTTTGATGAGGACCCCCGTATCTTCACATTTAAGGCACCTGGGAGCCTTTTTGGGCTTTTGGGGTAGTCGAGGTCGTGTTTTCATTAAAAGTGGCTTAAATCGAGCCACGGAGGCCTTAAATCGCACATTTCAAGCCTTCTCTTCCACCTTCGCCACAAGATGACACAAACAATTTGGGCAAGTAAAGTGAGCCGTTAAAGGAGCCTTAGAATCATAAAGATTCTCTTCTGCCTTCACGGGGCCTTGATTAGAGCGGCAGATGCAATAACGAATTTGGAATTCGCTTGGCGGTGGCTGAATATTGGAATTCCATCCCCCGCATTGACTACATTTCTCAGCCATTATTCTTCTCCAATATTAAGTCTTCTTCTTTTCTCACATTCCTAACTGTCACAACCCCATCTTTGTTGTCTATGAACATAAATAATTGGCCACGAGGAAAGGTACGGAAATTTCTAAAAAGATGCCCGGAATATCTTACCCCCTCAATAGTCAGACAATCTATTGTTTCTTCATAAGAAAATTCCAATTTCATTCTATTTCCTCCTCCGGCCAGTCTATTTCTTCTTTAATTGCTTGATTCTTTCTTTGAAACTTTGGATGTGTCTCGTGATATTGAGCCGTAACTTCAGCGCCTGTTTGTGGTTTACTGTAACCTCCCACCGTATAAAACTCTGTCTTATGCCCCAAAGTATCATGGGCATTCTTTTCCGAATCATCACCTAACTGCTTATTTCTACAAGTGATGCAGTAAGGAACTTTACGGAATGAAGCGGTCATAAAATCTTTAGGGTCGCTAGTTGAGGCAACGGGCCGTTTAATTTAAGTTCGTACTTCTTAGCTAAACCCTTCCAGAGAGGATTATCTACAAGTGCATTAATAGCCGGGCAAAAGGCGACAACTGAATAACCCTGAGTCCGATACCAGTCGTTGTCGGTTGAAAGGTAAACGTCCCAAAGGGCCATAACCCCCCAAGCCATGTAAGCCCGAACCTGAGGCCGAAGCAGGGAAGCCTCCTTGCCACTGAATCGAAAGACGGCCCCCGGCTTCTTACGCTCCCAGGTTGCTTTTAGGTGGGCTATCGTTTCTTTCCAAAAGACGTCTCTCGGATGTTCAACTTGAAGTTTAAGTTTACTTTCGTTTTTAGAAGAAGAGGCTGAGGGTACCTCAGCAATATTCTTTAAGTCTTTTATAGCTTCTAGCTTCTTAGCTTCTAGCTTCTTAGGCGTTAGGTTGGCGTTAGGTTGGTGTTTCGAGTAATACCTCTTCTGGCGAATGTTGTTAGATTCTCTTTCATTTTCCTCACGAATCATACGGCGTGAAATAAGCGTTAGTTTTTCGTTAGACTCCGTTAGGTTTAAAACATTCTTCCTTTTTAGGCCTTCCAAGATAGTCCTGAATTTTAGCCACTCTATACCTACCATTTGGGCTAAATCCTGAACCGATCCAACCATCCTCCCGCGCTCCGGGGCGTTCCATAAAAAGCATAAAAGATCCATCCAGACAGCCCTTTCTTCCAGGGTCAGGATACGAGTATCATAAAGATAGTCTTGGGGGTAAAACTTCATAAAAGGCATCTTAGCCATACTACCCCCTCGATCTATTGGGAGTAAAAAATACCCGTTCCTTGCGAGGGGCAAGGACGGGGTAAAAAGAAAGCCCCTGATTCCGGTTAAGGAACCAAGGGCTTCTCTTTAAAAAAAATTGCCGAGGCTGACTAAAACTAAGTTCGGGCGAACAGAGGTCAACGCTCGGCAAAATCGATTTTATTTTTATGTTCGCCCTAAACATAGAAAGAGTTTATTTATCTAATGCGTTTCTGTAAAGAAAATTTTTCACTCTTTTCTGTCCCCGTCTAAGATTATGGGAATATCTAGCTTCTGCATAATAGCCCGGGCATTCCTGTTGATTCTTTCAAGTTTCCACGATACCTCTTTCTTGTAATCCTTCCAATCGTTAAAGTGGAACCAAAGAACCAAGCCTAGAATCACCGCCGGGAAACCGATCCGGATAAGAACAAAGTCTAGGATCTCCCTGTATTCTGCGAATTTAGATGGCTGATTTTGTTCAGGCACCCTTAAATACTACTTCTTTTTAGCAAAACCTAGATGAGAAGATTCCTTAATCCAGGTGTAGTCCCATCCCTTCTGATCGAAATATTCTTGTAAAGGGATACTCACATGGTCATAGGCGTCATGAAACCAGATCCGGCCTTGAGAAGACATACGAGGGAGGAGGATTTCCAAATCCGGGACAATTAACTCGAACTTATGGGCAGAGTCATGAAAGACGAAATCTATCTTCTTAGGTAGTTCTTTATTCACGTTCTTAAACTCTTTTTTATACATCTTAAACTGGCCGGGGAAATCCATATGATTAACATGGAAGTTCCTTATCTCGGTGTCAAAAGTCGTTAGCTTCCCTCCCCCAGATTTAAGTAATCCAAGCATAATCCAGCAGGTTGAATAGCCCCGCCCAGTGCCAAGTTCCACGACATCTTTCGGCTTAAAAGAAGCGATCTCTTCCATCAACCTTTCCCCAAACTCAGACTCGATGGCCAGAGTATCCCCCACAACAAAGTGATAGCCCCCGTATCGGAGCCCATTTCCTTGATGATCCTTGGGGTATTCTTTGGTGAGAGCTTTTAATTTCTCTACATAGAATTCTAAAGGTTCAACAGGGGGCATAAAGTAAGTTAAGCCTGTTACCTCTTCCCCTCCAAAGGCTTCACATAGACATTGACGGGCGTTGCATTGTTCAAGGGGGCCTTCATAATGGGTTCGGCGGGGATGTTCACAAGATCGACAAAGATCACGGGAAGCTTCTGGAAGGTTAATCAAATTCATTTCTCTTCCCCTACAAATCTGCCTGAATTTAGATCAACTGTTATAAGCCGTCCATTTTTCTTAATAACTTCTTTGTACCGTTCTAAAGCTTCTTCTTTTTCCTGATTATCTATTCGCAACCCACGGCAAGTGTTAAATATTTCAGGGTAGATTAATTTAGCCAACCACCTTCTCATTTCTTTTCCCTTTGCGATTTGTAGGTTTCTAAAGCTAATCGTGCATAAACAATCGCGTCGCCAGAACAATTTTCTTTTATATTGACCAGTCCTGAAACTAGGATCTCCGCCCTCTTCCTTTCTTCCTCGACCCCTTGGGCGTAGCCTTCACGAAAACCTTTAGACTTCCAATAATGATTGAGTCTTGCGGTGTCATTGGTTCGACTGGGATCATTTAATTTTAAACCCATCTCTGCTTCTTTCAGGTTCATTGTTTATTCTTAAGTAGATCCAGAATCTTAGTTTCTATTTGGCGCGGGATAACGAGGTCGCACTGAGTTGATGTCCCGCTCCAACCACCGCACCTTTCCAAAGTACATTCATGCTCGTATTTTTCTATTACTGCCAATGCCTCTCTAACCCCAGCCTCTCGGCCTTCGAGGAAACCTTCTGCAAATTTTTCCTTCTCGACATTCCAAGTAAATTTACTGAGAATCTTTTCTGCTTCCTCTTTGGTCATCGTCATTTGAATATCCGGTATGGATTTATTGCTCGCCCCTTGCGTGACCAAAGCCGTCCAAAAACTCCAAGAGAGTAACAACGTCGCTCAGACTCATTCATAAAGAACCATTTGATTGAAAATATAATTTGTTTGGTCATTGTCATGGCTTTAATAATATCCTGGGAAATCGGTGTAATCGCGCCCACACCCACTGCATTTCCACCAAACATGCGGCTCATAGTAAGAAGGTTCAATCGGTACGCTAGCCGTCAACATATGCGGAAGACGTTTCCGACATTTGAAACACCATTTGAGCCGATTGCGTTTCCGCAAAGCCACTTGTTTTGTTTTCGGTCCTCGGTTGATATTGAGAATAGTCCCATCGCTTAAATTATATTGTTCGCATCCCATCTATTTGTCCTGCCTCTGTTCATTTCCGTACTTCTCAAGTAAAGCCAAAAGCCTCGGGCGATATTCTTTAGCGTGAGTCCCATTGTTCCAATCCACTCCATGCGACAGGCCTCGTATGGTGTTTATTATTTCTCTCTTGTCCATATCCAATTGAATGTTTGCGTTCATTTCGTTTCGGAGGTCGGATTCCAGTTCTTGAACTTTTATTTCTAAACGGTTCCGTGCCACACTGGCTGATGCTTCGCAATCCAAAGTTCTTTCGAGAACGTCTTTAGCTTTGTTGTTCAGATCCCGTAACTTCTCCACCCTCTTCCTCAGTTCCTCTCGCTCGGCTTCCAATTGTTTAATTCTCTTTTCGTCATTCCATTTTTGTTTAGACCATTCGAGTTGTTCGGCAAGCAGGGCGTCACGCTCAGCCTTAAATTCTGCGATGATATTGTCAGCTTGAACACACGCGAATCCTGGCTTATGAGAAAAGTTTTCCTTTAAATACTGGGTGAATTTCTCTTGCTGATCGTCAAATGTCGCTTTATCTTCCACGTTCCAACTCCTCGATTTTCTTTTTAAGGCTTTCGTTTTCTGCGAGCAGGGCGTCGCGTTCTTTCCAACAATAAGCACCTTTAAATAAATGATCGGGAATATCCACAAACATTTTTAATGGACAAGCATTTACATGATCTTCTCCTATCCTAGTCTTATGTGTTCCGCAAAACGGACACTGAATCGGTGTCGCTTTATCTGAATCGCTGTTGGTCATTCGAGTGCCTTTGCACTTATGAATTTGTTGTGGTTCTTGAGAACCGCACACTATACAAGTCATTTCTTTTTCCTGTCAGAGTTTAAATTCAACATAATTTCATTTAAAGCTCCCTGCCATCGAGCATTTTCAAGATTTATTCCCATCTGAATTCCTTGCTGAACTTTTTCAGATATAATTTCCCAGGTCAGATTTTGTTTTTTCATCCAAACATCCATTTGTCGAACTTGGTCAATTGTATAACCATATAACGAATATTCTTTTTGCATTTCTTCTCCTTAAATTCTGGCGGTTTCCAGGTCGCTCTGACCTTCGGAGTACGATATCTTCATAGGCCTTGACCGAAGAAAGACAGCCCTCGATGAACCGCCACGGTCCATTAAGACCTAAATCTTTTTCTTCTCATTGGGAATCCAATAAACAAGGTGGCATCTTTCACAGACCTCTATTTCTCCATCTCTCATTCCAATACGTCGTATCGTCATGGTGGACTCATCATGAAAAACCATATTAACTGGAATCGGTTTATGACCGACTAGTGTGCAGATGAACCAGAACTTAAGAAACCAAATCACCTTTTCTCCTTACCGGATTCGAGAAGAGAGAGGATATTCTTTTTAGATTCTTCATAATCTTGATCCGCTATCTTTGCACATTCTTTAATCGTCTCTCTCCTCGTTTCCCCTTGGACTTTGAGAAGAGCTTCCATCATATATTTGAGATTGTCTTCGTAATGTTCAACTGGCCCAACAACAAAATACAATGCTGCTAAAGTTTCCTCTGCCAATTTCCTCAGTTCATCGGGAGTCATTTCTCCTCTCCTAACACCGTCGAAGCAAATAGCCATAGCCCAATCGCGAGTAATATAGTTTCAGGCCAAGTCATTTCAAAAAGCTGTTCTTAGGCCAGCCAGTTTTTTCATGCTCAAAAGCGTCTCATTCTTAGCCTGGTAAATACTTTCCATCGAAACCTCTGATAAGCAAGCTTCATACCTTTCCTGGGAAGCATTTACCTTCGCTTTTAACTCGGTAGCCGTCAGGTTTTCCCATTCGGCTTTAAAGTTAAGGTAAAGGGTGGCCTCTAGGCGTTCTCTGTCGAGGGTTGCCTTTCTCCAGTTAAGGAGGCATTTGGCAACGACGTCGGGGAGTTCCTGGAGGGATGCTTCGATATCGACATTACTCATCTTTTTAACCCAAAGTCTTTTTTCTTGATTTTAACCATACGTCCATCAGGGTGATGCCAGACAATCCCTTCGATATCTTTCCCTCGAAACCATTCTTTAATTTCTTGATAGGCTCTAGGAGCATCTAGCTTTGTAGCGAAACCATGGGGGATAAGAGTATGTTCTAGATATTTCTCTGGGTTTCCTTGAATCTTAGGTCCGACTAACTCATAAGTCCCGTCTGGTTCATTACCTGTAAAAGCCGCTAAAAACCATTTATCGCTCGGGTTAGTCGGTTCGCATTGTAACCACCCCGGCCAATGCTTCGTAACTGGATCGGGATCTTGCGCAGGGATAAAGCCAGGGGGAGGGGATTTGCCTTCTTTACAGTCATACCGCTTATAAATAATCCCATCCTTCACTATGCAACAAGTCCCATCGTATTTTCGGGTCGCCCAACCTTCTCCAAGCTGGACCCATTCTGCCCCAGGAACAATTTCATCGTAAACGAGCCTATCAACTCCATAGTTTCTTTTGAAAAGGCTAATAATCTTTTTCATTGCCCCACCTCAGCATTATCATGCTTGAGTATCCATTCGTAGATCCGAGAGTAATCCGACTTCTTAATAAGCTTGGTCCCGGTAATCCCGAACTCCTTCTCTAAGGCCGCCTTAAAGGTCGGGGGTTTAATCCCTTTCTCTTTGATGAGCCGAAACAATTCAAGCTGTGCATCGTGGTTAATACACTCCTCAGACGCTTGTAAAGGCCCTTCTAGCGCGATTTGATGCGTGTTTTCAGGCTTTTGGGCTATAGATACCTGAAATTCGTCAATCTTCTGTTTAGGACTGAATATAAAGGGTCCCTGGGGGGTCTTTTTAACCTGATTGCCTTCCCCGATCCTCTCTTGAATCTGCTCTGGGGTCATCTCTTTAAGCCCGGCGGGAGCGCGAACGCCTGTATTAACGAGGTCATCCTGGCTCATAACCTCCATATCCCCTTCCGAATTGGTCTTAACGTCGGCCCCCATTTCGTCAGGGGTATAGAGTCCTAAGACCACATCGGGGAAAGTCACCCTTAAATTAGCGGCTAAGGCCCTCCAGCGGAACATGATCGCTGGCTGCTTCCTATAGTTATCCCGGCTGATTAAGCCTAAAGCGGTCGCCTCTTTAACCCCGAATTCCTCAGTATGGGGCTTGCGAAGTTTTCTCGTTATCCTCACCTGACATCGTTCGTCATTAGAGTCGAATTCAATATCTTCTATTTGCCCCGTTCTATTGGCCAGGGCTAACATAAGCTGAGGGGAGATCGTAGGTTTACCTTGGATAATATTGATTGAGCGAAAGCCTTCCATCATACCAATGCCCAATTCTTTAGCGGTTAGGGCTATCGCAATCGCCTTTTCAGGGGTATTGACGCTAACAGGAAGAAACCCCGACTTGACCATGATCGTTGCCTGTTCTTTTAACGCTTCCCAACTCTGCGGTATTGCCAGTTCGTTCATAACCTCTCCTATTATTAAATAGTCCCTCAAGCCGCCTCAGAATAACCAGACCTCTCCGATTAATCATGCTCGACTTGAGGGTGAATCCCAATCCGTCCGTTTGCATCTTGAACAAACCTTGGGGGCCTTATCCCTTCGAGGGAACCACTTCCACCCGCATTTTTTACATTTAAGTTTTTTAAGTTTTATTTCTACCATTAAAATAGTATATACCTATACGTAGTGAGTGTAAAGTAAAAAGTTAAAGAATCTTTTAGAATAAGGAATGAACTGGCGTCTCTATAACCGGAATGTAAATGACTACCAATCGATACAGGTTAAGTTAAATAAAACGATTGAAATGATCTTGGCCGACCCCGCAATTCAAGCCCAGATTAAGCAGGACCGGGAAAAGAGAAAACGGGACGGTTGGTTTATTGATTTAGATAAAAGGCTTAAAGCTCGATACACATGGAATGAAAAGGCAGCTCAACGACGGAAAATATGAATTTAAAATGTCTCTTCGGACATAAGGAGAAACTCGTATGGGTAGGGAAGGTCTGTTATGAAGAAAAAAGGAATCACGAACCATTTCTCTACAAGGGAAGATATAAGATCTTCCGATGCTGGAGGCGACATTGCGCCCATGAACGCGCAGAGATATTCGACGCCGAACCAGATCCAAGGAATTCGCCAAGCCTCTAACGTCGTTCAAGCCCTTGAAAACCTCATCGTTCAATGCGGGGATGAAATCGCCTTTGAATTCGTCAGCGTACAAGCCTTAGAAGCTCTCTCCGTCTGTAAGAATATCCTTCTCGAAAATATCCATCGCCAATGATCTCAACCGCCGCCGTTATCGCCGCCCTCCTGGGTCCCCCTCTCTATACTCTCCCGACAAAAAGCCATCCTCCATCAGCCTTGGCCCCCCATCCTGCTATGGCTCCTTTAGGTAAACCTGGGCAGGTTAAAACCAAATTCGGGACCTATATCTGGGATGGGAAAAAAGGAAGTTTTAAGCTCAGGATCAAAAAGCCTCGTAACTTTTACAAGCCCTTCGATTATGGGGACCTAGTTAAATCAAGATCCCATCCAGAATACGGTGTTTTGTTCGTAACAGAAGTCGTGAAGAAAGAAAATGGATGGGAAGTCACGACAATCTACGATGAAACCAAAGACATCCTCGGCAATTATACGGCGATGTCAAGCGAATTTTATCTGTACTCTGATCGAAACCAATCCGGAAACTTTGCGATAATATTCATCGTGTTTTTATCTGTTTTTATGTGGATAGGGATTATCGCTTACTGTTTCTACGTCGGAAGTCCGAACCTGCTTATTAACATGATCATATTTTGTTTAGTTTTATCCGGGATACTCTATACGATTGCCAATTGGGGGAGGAAATGATGATGGAGGATGGGGTTGAACCAAAACGAAATCGAGGATGGATTCTGTTTATTTATCTCACTCTCCTTGCATCGCTACTCGTTATCGTTTTCTGGATGATCTAGTAGTCATATGAATACGTGTAAAACAAGTAGCCATATGAATACGAAGTTAAGAAAGAGAAAATGCCTTTCCTGTGGGGTCTGGTTTCCTATAAAGGCTACTAAGAAACTCAGCCAAACTTGCGTCGGGCCGCAACATAAAAAATATTGTTCTCAACCTTGCGCGTCAAACCATCATAATTTCGTTCGGCCTGACCGCAAAATACTCAACGCGAGAGAATACAAACGCCTCTATCTCTCTAACGAAATAGTTTTAGGAAGGCTTTGAAATGGCGTCTCTAAAAGAAACAGCCCCGCCTGCTAAAAGCGTATTCTCTAGAATACCGTTATCGGCCCACAAAGATTTAGCCACTCCGATTTTGTAAACAAGCCATGCCACGGCACAGAAGTACGTCTTTTTGCCTTTTGCAAATGCCAATATCTTTTCCATCATTTTTCATTCTCCTTTTTGTGAATTGACCAAGCGACCCACCCGCCACACCGGACACCTAAGTAGATCGCTATTCTTTTAAGTTTCCCTACATTCAAAACACCCATCGACTCTAAAAGAATATTGTCACACTTGAACCGAGTATAAACTTGTGACTGATAATTATAGTCATGAAGCACGAAGGCCCGGGTCGCATTCCCTATAGGGGAAATGATGCCCCAAAGAGGCCTAGGAATAGAACCAAAGTCTGTTAAAGTCCCTTCCGGAACGGTAATCTTCTCTCCCCCCGGCTGTCCGATATCGTAGTCAAACGACTCTAAAACCTTCCACGTATCCCCGTCCCCGATTAACTCGACCTTTAAAGGTTCGAGAAACTTGCTCATTGGTTCGGATTCAAGGTAAAGGTTAGACCCGCTTGAAGACTCCAGTAGTCATTATTCTCTCTCGAATCGTGCGTGTAGGCAACTCCATATTCCAAAGAGTTCAGAAACTTCCAATCCGACGCGAAAGGGATCTTGTCTTTAATGAGTGAGCTAATGTTAAACATCGCCCCATAGAGGAAATTGGCCTGATTCACTTCCCCCGGTTCAGGTTTCGTCTCTCCCCCAAACCCCGCTTGAAGGTCGAGGATTGACCGTCCATCTCTATGCCCCATCATAAGAATTGAATCCATCAAGGCGATATTCGTGTCGTTGTCTCGAAACTGAACAACCGTATCGACGTGATCGAGAAGAGCTAATTTAAACTGATCTTCTAACCCCTCCGTAAAGCCAATAGAACTTACCAACAGACTCCCTACTGCAATTAATAACTTTTTCATGAAACCTCCTTTATTGACAAGAAACAGGAATTAATTTTCCGTTAACAAGCCCTTGTCTCCATCCTAACCAACCGGGAGGACAGGCTCCTGTAGAAGGAAAAACTAAATACTGTTCGATATCGTGATCTAGAATTTTGTTAATTCCTAACAGTCTTTCTTCTTGGACCAAATTGTCCATAAACTCGTTAATCGTCCATGAAGATTGATAAATAATCCAAGTGAAAGATGACTCAACGACCCCCGCCTTTGCGCTATATCCGTAAACGTATTGATCCGGATTCACCCAAGTCCAAGTCGTGTTAATAACATTCCACGTTGACACCTGAACCGTGAAAGTTGATTTCGCTAAGGTAAAAATTCCGTCTTCGTATGCGCTCATCCTTACGGTTGTGATAGCACTTGTCGGATATGTTTTCGACAACTCTGCCCCAACCGTAAGGGGCGCAAACAAAAGAAGAAATAAAAGCTTCTTCAATTAGACTCCTTCGACAGCTGCCTCCGCGATCTTAACGTCCAGAGCCGCATCTTTATCGACAATGGCTTGTTTGACCGGAGCCAAGGCATCCACGATGGGTTGAGCATCTGCCCCTGCCGCGATTTTAGCTTCAAGTCGGTTAAAGGCCGCCAAGACTGCGGTAAAATACGAGTCTAGCTTCGTATTCAGAGAGTCTTGAGCTGTTTTAACCGCATTAACCTCATCTACTGCTTCTTGAATAGTTTTCATAAGTCCCTCCAGTGTAGTTTTTAGTATGTTCAAAACGAGCAAAACTTCTTGATCTTCCGGAGATATCTTCTTTTCTTTTTTTGGTCTAGGCATTTATCACTCCTTTAATCTTCTCTTTCTCTATATTTAGGCCCTTTCCAAGACCTTAAAACTTTCGTGTTCGCGTTAATTGCCTCTCTAACTTCAATCATTGTTGATTTAACTTCTAATAAAGCCTGAGCGATTTCAGGCATATATTTAATCTGCATATAGCCGAGGTACAAGCAAACGATAATCGGAAACCCGACCCGGTTAATAAAAGTCATCGTCCACATAAGCCAGTCTGGGGCATTTCTAAATGATTCCTTATGATCAGACATATTAACGGCTAACGCCGAGAAACATAACATTCTGAGGAAGCGTCTCTGAGATATCGAGGTGTAAATGCGCTGTCTCAGCCCCGATTCTCTTAAACCCCACACGATACGCCGCCCGGACTAATTTGTACCTTGTTAAAGAGTCTCCGCATCTAATATCTACGGCTAAACCGAGCGTATGAGCGGAATCTTTTACGCCCCCGATCTTCTCGTTATCCTCTGGACTTCGATATCCGCAGGTAATAATAATAGGCATTTCCGCTTCTGACCGTAACTGATCCAGCATGACAATCAGCCTTTTGTCGAGCGATTGAATCTCTAAGTCACTAAAGTATTTTGCCACTAGATACCTCGCTTAAAATGGATTTCTACTTCATGGCCGCAGTTAGGACACTTGAAATACTGACCCATAGACTCATCTTGAATCAACTGCATCTCTTCATGACATTCAGTACAGTTAATCGGAATCTCCGCTGTTTATTTTTTGTTGCACCGCTGTCTTGATCTGGGTCGCAATCCGAGGCGGTAGAGAATGCAGGTTCCTTAAAATATTGAGTTCGTCCATGATGACTAAAAGAACAGCGCGTAAAACTTTGGCTTGACCATCAGCCTCAGTTGAAATGATTCTGATCGCGGCTGATCTAAGTACCGCCGTTATTTCCGTTGGGGTTAGAGGGGGATCGGCAGGAATGACAATGCCGCCTTCGGTGACCCATTTTAAATATTCCGCATAGTCTCTATTCCCGGGATCAATAGGGATATTGGCTCCATCGGATAAACGCCGAACTCCTTGAAGTTCACCAAAAATATTTTTAATTTCTTTATATTGTTCAGGCATATTTATAGCTCCGAATCAGCGATCCAATGACCTTCGCCATAAAGATCTGTCGATGCCGATTGTTGAACAACAAATTCTTTTGTTCCTGGTGCCCCGGCTATTGTAGTACGACTAGCCGTAATTCCTGCTGCACTTGTCCATGACCAACTGCCTGAATTTCCAGTTACATAATTATAGAGAGTGATCGATGGCGCACCTCTTTTTTCCACTTTAAAATTAATACCACCTGAACGGGCCGTGGATGCACCAATTAATGTTGCCGCTACTTCTGAAGTGTTGATAGATGTTATAAATCCAGGGGAGGATACACCGATAACATAAGATTTTTCATAATAACGCTGACATTGCATTATTCCAATCGGATCTGGAGCAAACTCAAAAGATGTTGCTTGCCCGCCTATTTCAATTTGAACGCTCGTCAAATCCCAGGTTGCATTAGCCGTATGGATTAAATTCTGAGATCCAGAAGCACCGCGATAATCACTCGACGACCAAGTTCCAGCAGGCCCGGCGAATGTTGATCCTACTCCAAGTCCAAAGCTAACCTCTAAACCTATGCCAGTTCCACCATTCCAACTCCCTATGGTTGCTCCAGTGATTCCAGTAGATATATAAGTCCAAACATTAGCTGTCGGAATTGAGTAATTGAATGGATAAGAACCGTTCGCATTGGCATTGCTTAATGCGCCGCCGAATGTCCCCGTTGTCGAACTTTTTACCCAAAATGAAAGGGCTATTGTTTTAGCAGAAGAAGTCCCAAATAAAAAATCTCGAACATTTGCCCCCTCGATTCTCTGATAAATCCTATATATTTGGGTTGCTGATACAACTTGATCTGCATTCATAATCTTAACTTCTAAATAATTAGTTGTTCCGGGAGCTGTCGAAGATGAAAGTCGCGTTACGTTAAAGGTTCCTTCCCCTGCACTATTAGCAATATTTCCCGCCCACCGATCAAGAGTGTAGGCAGTGACATTGCCGCTTACGACCCCGATTGCATTTTCATATCGCTGATTAATCTTCATGTCTCCATTAATAATCCGATTCCTTCCCATCCCTATGAATGTTCCGTTGATGTTTTGGATCGTGGCGGTGGTGGTGATGAGTTCTGTTGCGGTCCCGCTGGAAACATTGAAGGTCGCGGTTTGCGGCGTGGAGCCGTTCTGAATATAGAAAGTCGATCCTGAGGGAAGTGTTGTGCTGGAAACTGCATTAACATTCCTCAAATCCTGATACACATTCTCAAATTCTAATTGAATGTTCGGTTCTTTGTTCCGGTAGCGAGGGCCTTCCGCAAAGACGAAAGAAGCAGATGCCGAAAGCAGAAAAAATGTAAGTAATTTCTTACTCAACGGGGATCACCGGGATATTGGGGTTCGGAGGAGAAGGAGGGGGAATGTTTCTCGGATCTCCTGGGGGAAAAGGAAGTATAGGCCGAATCGGATTCGGTAAAGACGGTGGTCTCATTCTTGAAGGATCTTCTATATTCCCTGGGTTTGTTGCCGGAGGTGTATTCGGGTTTCGATCAGAAAGAGGAGGAGGCGAGACTTCCCTTGAAAAAAGAGGAGCAGTAAAGATTAGGACTAGGAATAAAATGTTCATTGATGCATCCCCCTCCACGCCTGATTAACCCGATCCCGAATAAAGTACATGCAGTCTCCTGACGATATATAAATCGGCGTCGTTGAAGACGATAACGCTATTCTATTAGTTTGCAGGGAAAAAGTGGATTGATGCATGACGAAAATAGGCTTGGTCGAAACATTGAACATATAAAAGTTTTTCCCTTCTTCACTATTCGCTAATCCAGTTAAAGTAAGAGGAGCTACTCCTCCTGTCGCTGTGGCGAAAACAACCGGGGCTGAGCCCCACTGATAATTGTTCATGGTGGTACTCACAACGGTGGTATAGGTCGATTTAAAAACTGTCGCAGAAGAAAATGTCACATCGTTAACTGTGTTGGTAGAAGGATAAAAATTATTCCCCGTTCCTGTTCCGATATCAACCGTCGTCCCCCATCCCATAACCCCAGCTACGGAAGCTGTTAAAGGCTGATTCGCTAAAGTCGGGACAGCAGGAGGCCATGTAAAGGTAGGGTGTGTCGAACCACTTCCGCTGGGCTGAACACCAAAAGATCCTGTTAGTCCTGCATTCCACATTCTTAAAATACGACCGTAATACATGCTGAACGAAGCTGGATCAAACCGATACATATTAAAAAGTGAATTTGATCCAATTCCATTTAAACTTTCGACTGACATATCTAATCTGTCTGTGGAAATATGCACCATAAATAAGTCGGCTGTGGTTGCAATAGCTCCGTTAGCATCAATTATATTAGGCGTATTTAAAGGAATTGTCGTTACCACGATTCGATACTGGCCAGATGTGGCCTCAGCCCCTTTTTTTAAAGTCTTCCACATATAAGAATTGGAAGAGACGATGGTCATATAGACACTATTTCCAACGGCCAGGGACCCTGTATAAGGCCCTTCTAAGGAGAAAGTGGAGGCTCTTATCGTTTCAAATGTGTTGGTCGATTTCCCCAGATAAGAAACAGACGCACTTGAATAAGTCATGGTATCTGGGGGCGGGGCTGAACCAGAAGAAATCCCCAAATAACTTACCGATGCACTAGAAGGTGAAATCACCCCATTGGGAATCGTGAGAGAGGAAATTCCCACGTAAGATATCGTGGCACTGGATTTCGTCAAAGAATCTACTGAGGTCGAGGAGATCCCCAAATAAGACACCGCTGAGGACGAGAAAGTAATTTTTAACGCATCAGTCGATATGGCGGTGTAACTGACCGACGCCGAGGAAAGGGTTAATACGTTATTCGCTACTGTTAACGAAGATACCCCGAGATAAGAAAGAGATGCGCTCGATCGA